ATTTTGTATCGGTGGATTTATCTGGATAGGATATAAACTGGATACATGGATGGATACCATGCCATTATGCATGGTTATTCTTGGTTTAATCGGTGCTGTAACAGGCTTTTATATGTTATATAAACAGATACAATAATACTATAAAGCCGGTAAATATACGTATTTACCGGCTTTATTTATTTACAAATCTTTTTAGATTTTTTAAAATCAACTCGGTTGCTCAACCGTTGCTCAACTTTTGGCGAAAGTTAAAGATGCGTAATCCTCGCTTAAAAGTCTATCCTTGCCAGGTAATCTGTTTACTGCTGCTACTAATTCAGACACGTCTTTGTGGATATATACTTGATTGGTTACATCCGAATGTCGATGACCTAATATAGTTTTTGTCGTAGCTTCCGATACACCGATATGAATCAATAGGGTGGCGCATGTGTGTCGTCCATCGTGCGGGAGGTGCCCAGGGAAATGTTTGTTTAAGTAGTTGCGAATAGCTACTAATAAATGCTTAGGAGTATCTTTTGGAAGTAAATATTCGTGTCGTTGGAAGCTACTTAACTTATACCACTCCTTAATGAATGGTAGGATAGATTCTGCAATCGGTATAATGCGATTCTTGCCTGCTGCAGTTTTACTGCCGCCAATCATGTATCTATCTTTAATATGAACATCTTTTAGTTTAATGCCTTGGATTTCACCTGGCCGCATTCCAGAGTATATGTACACTAATAATATGCGGGCATCCCGGTCTGTTTTTGCCAGCTCCCATAAATGAGATATCTCAACAGGTGTAAAAGGTTTATGGATTTCAGACTTTACCTTTTGAGGAAGCGTTACAAGCGCAGCATAGTTCTTATCGACAATATCATTTTTTATGGCAGCGTCAAAAGTTGCTTTCATAGCAGTTTTAATTTGTACTAAGGTTGTGTGGCTTTTATCCGCATATCTATCAATGACGTCTTGCATATGTGCGAGTCTTATATCCTTGATAGGTGTTTTTAGTAGATGCTCAACTTTCTTTTTATTGTAAAGGTATCCGCCTTTTTCTAGGATAACCCCTTTGCGCATCTTATCTTCAATCATCCAGTCCCAGCATTGGCCAAAGGTCGTATCCTTGACTTCATATTGCGGAGCGTTGGCGTCATAAGCCGATAATGCATTATGCGCCTCTTTTTGCGTCGCAAAAGTGCCTATTGATTTACGTAAGGGTTTACCCTCGGAGTCATATCCAAGGGTCACCACGGCACGGTAAGGCTTGCGTAACGGCTTATGTTTCATTTTATAAACGGATCCTGTTCCGTTGGCACGTTTCATGGCCATAATTTCATCCCTCCTTGTCAGGTAATGCGCAGAGGATGTATAATATTGGCATCGGAAAAACTGAATACACCTCTGTGCTATTTGGTTTTAAACGGCAGCATCGTTTACTCGGTGCTGCTTTTTTTTACGATTAGGGGGTTACTGGGATATCTATTGTACGTGTATCCATATTCTCTCCTTTATCACAAGGCCAGTTATCATGCGCTGTTTTCTGATTTTGTTGACGTCAACAAAATCGAAGCAACCCGCATAATGACTGGCTTTTTTCAACAAAAAGACCCATCCTGGTGCGCCGTGGTCGTTAAACCCTGAAGCGTGGATGGGTACTGGTATCTTTATTATATCACGCTGTGCAAGGGGTGATTTAGAAATTATTAATGCTGACAGAGTCTATTTCGCCCGTATCGGCTTTGATTTTTACAAAGAACATGCCGCGAACCATTGCGCCAAATCCATTCTGTGCGTCAACCATACCACGAACGGTAACGCTATTATCATAACGAATGACTTGCTTTATATCGAATTTAGCCGTGGAGGGTGATTTTAGTCTAGCGGATACCGCGTCTTTAGCGGCTACTTGATACGCTGCTTTTTGTTGATCACTAATATAGACCTTGCTAATATCGTCTGTCTTTTGGCCGTTTTTGTAAACGGTAGAGAAGCTATTTTCGATTTCACTAACTTTATCATCCTTGATGCGGAAGAATGTTTGGCCATACTTTTCATCAACAATGTAATACACGCCTTGCTGGTCTGCTACTTTATTTACATTACCGAACTCAGTGACCCCAACGCTTTGTAATTCGGTAAGTACTTGCTGAGATTGCTCTTTTGATAAACCTGTTGCATCTTTGATATTATCGACTGGCCCTCCGCAGCCGGCGATACATAAAGCAGTAATTAAAATCCCTGTTACTAACACTTTTTTCATTTTTTATCTCCCTTTTATATAATCACTTATAATACTGATACATAATGATGGTAGAAATCTATATTTTCTAATTCGGAATCATCGATACTCGTTCGACGGACCATTTGTTCTACTAGATTAACGTGTTGCTCTAAATAGAAGTCATCGTTAATAATGTGCATCAATTCATGCTTTATTTCCTCTCGCATACGATCGTGCGGGAGGTTTTTATTTATGTAAATATTATGAGTATCTACATCTTCACATTCCTCTGACACAGCATTGGCATGTGGCAAGTCGCAGTATATTAAATTAACAACCAATATAACACTCTCCCTTGTGTATTATTTATTATTTTTTAGTTTCAAAAGCTCAATATATTCAACAGCTTTTTCCAAATCCTCCTTACTGATATCTTTAGCGGCAGAGAATAACATCCGTGCCCCTGGGCGTTTGCGTAGGTACTCGGCGAATTCGGCTGCTTCAGGGTCGTCGTAGTAGCCTTCAACATCATCTACTGGGGAAGATGTGAACATGGATTGCACAGGAGGTGTATTAGGCTCATCATACCCCAGTAGCCACGCAGGGCTTACATTTAAAGCTTTTGCTAAGAGGTACACCTTGTCTTGTTTAGGCTCGTATTTATCATTTAGCCAGTCTGATATAGAAGATTGGCGAATACCTGTTCGCTTAGCTAATTCGTTTTGGGATATTTTATGATCTGCCATAACACTTTTTAAACGATTTATAAATTGGGTGCTCATAATTCATTCTCCTCTAGGACTAACTATACAGTTATTATAAACGGAAATCCGTCAAATGTAAATATTAAACCAAACTTAAACGGAAAACCGATAGACAAAGAGGGAGAAACGATGTATCATTTAGTTACGGAAAGCCGATAACGGAAGGAGGTGGAAATATGGAATTTGATTATACTAATCTACGAGAGTTTATTAAAATTAACTTCCGTACACTTAAAGGGTTTGCTGTATTTCTTGGCATAGGAACGACACAACTCGGACAGCGCTTATCAAATAAGGTTTCGTTTACGCAAAAAGAAATTGATAAGGTAGCTAACGGCATGCCTGCCGGTAAGCTAGATATGGAAACTATTGACTCTCTTTTTTTTAGGAAGAAATAACGGAAAACCGATAACTAAAGTATAAGAATTAGGAGGTTCTAGTAATGAAGCAAAAGGAATTCACAACAAGAATGTACGGCGGAGCAATTCGCGAACGTATGCAAGAACTTAATATGTCGAAAGCTGACCTAATTCGGGCGTCGGAGATTTCAAGAGATACATTAAATCGTGCCCTTGAAGGTAAATCAGTACAAATGGCAACGATTGCCGCTATTTGCGATGCACTAGGAGTTAGTCGAGACGAGTACAACGATTTCTGGGAAACTGACTACTACAATCCTAAATTCGATAGACCGTGAATGGAGGCTAGTGTAATGCAAAAGCGTGATATTCAGGCTGTTATCAGCATCTGTCTTTGGATGCTTATGCTAAGCCTATCGGCGGCTATTAGTATTTTTATCATCATAGTAGCGGCAATCACCGCTTATCACTGGTAGGAAGGAGTTACTTATGATAACTAAAACAATTGCCGTGTGCCAGATGGCCACGGTATTGGGAAGAACCATGACCGCGATACGCGAATGTATCGCAAGAGATAAATTCCCTTTTGCGCAGTGCTGGCAAACGGAAGGTAAAAAGGGCCGCACCTTTTCAATTGATAGAGAAGGGTTCCGGTTCTACTTGGCCAACACGCTAGGCTGGCCGGAAGAGAAGATTAATGAAGCATTTAAGGAGGCGCACATCGTATGAACGGGTTGCTTAAAGGAATCGGCCTACTGATGATAATTGGTACGGTAGGCAGTTTAGAACTCGACCGCATTGGCTTTGCACAAGCGCTGTTTCAAGTGTTAAGCGGGGTCATGGCTTGGATGGTATCTGAGTACAGAATTGAGGTCAGACGATTACGCCGTAAATTAATGCGTAGCCGTCAGGTACAGAGTTCTACGTATTACAGATTTTAGGGGTTAACGCGTATGAGAACTCAGCGCTGCACAAGATGCAATGAGAGGCTAAAAGGCCCCTACCAGTATTGGAGTTTTACGACAGGCGCACCGCGCGCCGTGTGTAAAAAATGTAAAGAAATACATCAACCCGTAAAACAAAGGAGAATATTATGCCAAAAATAAACATTACAAAATCGGCAGTTCGTGACTTTGTCCGTAGTGAATATTTGAAAAGGTATGAGCCTTTGAAAAACGCACGAACAGAAGCTTTGCGAAACGCCGTAGAAGCAAGTCCCCTATTTGTGAAATTTAAAGATTTATTATCTTCTGCCGAATCGGTTGCAAACGCGCTAGAAAAAGCAGGTTACGGCTCGACATTCAGACAAAGACTTGGCTCTTGTGATGAGATGTTAAACCGTACGATAAGCAATTTGTGGACGGCGCGAATTGATAGCCCAAAAGATGAGATTAAATTACTCTATACAATTGCAAAACCGTAT